ATAGAGCGGGTGATCGGCGGGAAGACCCGCCCGGGGGCGCCATTCCCCGGGCATGAAACCAACCGATACAGTGCGAAGGAGCCCCATTTGCAGGTGCTTTGCGACGATCACTGAATCACGGTATTCGTCGATTGGCATAGGGCGAACGGTTCCAATCAGGCGCGATAGGCCGCTTGGGAGGCTTTCCACCTTGACATCTGACCACATCCCGACGGCGGGTTGCCAGCTTGCGTGGTTATAGAGCGCAACGGGGTTGGCCATGAAGTCCGCAAGCTCCCACGCCTGCTCTACCACATCGTTTGCCCGGTCCACTTGGTTGGTGGACATGATGAAGCGATATGATGGTGAATCCTCGGAAGGGGCTTCCGCCTTGGTTACTGGCGCGATTGAAAGCAATCCGGTTGACCGGCAAAGAAGCGCGGTCGGGGCAAGCCCCATCGCCCCAGCAAGGCTGGCAAGCGAGCCGATATCCCGGTCGGTCGGCATCATCCGGCCGTCGAGGATGTCGTCAATGTCAGACACGGACACACCCGCCATTCGCGCAATATCGCCGGCAGCCCCCTTGATGGAGACGCCTTGGGCGCGCGCGAACGCTGACAAGTTGCGGGCAAGGCCGATTCTGGTTGTTTCAATCATCGTCGTCCCACCCTTGAACTTTCGGGCTGATTGTGCACCGACAGTTCACATCCTCTGCCGGGATGAAAAACTGCCCTGGGGCCGGCGCGGATGCCCCCCTATGCTTACCATATGTTAGCACGAAGTTCTCCCCAGGTGCAACCTGGACCCCATCCATTGCCTTGTGAGAGTCGCGAACGCCTCGGTCACGGGCACTCATCCATTCCACCTTGAGGTCGACCCCAACATCGACCGATTTCTTGAACGCCATCGCAGAGCCCGCATTCAACCCCCGGGCCGACTCAGTTCGAGCGATGCGAAGGGCTCGCATTGCGGAGAACGATTCAGCTCGCATCAGGTCAAGCTGAACCTCCGCGATTGTCTTCCCTTCTGCCTTGCCCCTCAATATCACCTGTTCCACGTTGTCCTTCGTGGATTGGGTGACGTTGGTTACCATCTGGCCAAAGAACCGAGGGCCCGGATTGAGAACGGGGTCCCACGCCAAGTCAGACTCACCAATCTGCTCAAGCCCGTGGGTCCATCCGCGGAAAATCGCTTGGGTGAAGATGTCAGACCCAATGTCGGCGGACATCCGTGCGAACTCTGCGGCTGCGTTGATGAGTTCGTCAATGTCGAAAATGGCGAAGATATCCCGGGTGATGCTGCGTTGGGATGCCACCTCTGCAAACCGCTCGGATACCCGAGTCGCTTGGTCCTTCAGATATGCGGCAATCTTCTTTGCGAATGCTCGCTCCATGGGGCCTTGGATGTCGCGCACCCATTCACGTTGCTTTCGTTTCCGGTCGCGCTCCGCCTGGGTTGCTGCCTTGGTAACGGACTTCCCTTCGCGTTCCCGCTGAATCTGCTTCCATTTGGACGTTGCCCAACTCTTGCCGGGGTCGCCACCCCACAAGAGCCACGCTTGCCAGCCTTTGGAGGGCTTCTTGCGGTCCTTCCATCCGGGCTTGCCCACATCCACCGAATGGCGAGCAAAATACTGGTACATCCGCCGAACAGTATCCTCGGAGAGGGTCTTTCGGGCGGAAATGTCCCGGGCACGCGCAATCCCGACCGCTGTGCCTCCTCTGCGGCTTGGCGGTTGTTGGCGCCGAAGCTCAAGACCGAGCTTTGCGGCTTCGGCCATTGCTTGCGTTGGCTTCAGGTCAAGGGGCATCGGCAAGCCCGTCGATCATGTCTTCCACATCCGTCAGAAGTGAAAGAGCGTCGGTCGTTTCTCCCTCTTCGAGGGCTACCCGGAGCTCGGATAGGGCGCCTTTCAGGTCTTCCGTCGATACGTCGCCCTCATCTTCCAGGTCATCAGCGGGGAGGGCGTTTGGTGTGGCTGGGGCTGGGTCTTGGGCCGGTGCCGCAAACCAAGACTCATCCACATCGTCTAAGCCCTCATAGGCGTAAGCGGCCGAAACGGACATCCCAAGCCCTACATGCTTTTCGATACGTTCCAACTGGCCAGTCTTCCCAGATTGGAGGTATGGCACGCTTGAGAAGTCAGTCTCCAAACGAACAGACAAAGCGTCTCCGATGGAATCATTGATCGCATCGTCAAACTCCATGGCCAACGCCTGGATTCGGCCGACCCAATATGTGACCATCTGGTCGTCTTGTGTCGCACGATTCTCAGAGTCGAGTGACAATCTTGCAGGAGGGACCTGCAAAACGGCCATGATGCTCTGCCGCGTCCATTCGCGCTGGCTGCGCCCCTCCATGTCCTTTGGGGCCCAACCTAAGACCTCTAGTTTCGACCCGTCGCCGGCAACTGCAACGCCCCCCGAGCGATTGGGCCCGAAGACATCCGCCCACATCGTTTTCAGGCGCTCGACCTGCGCCACACCCCACTTCTCCGTGTCGGAGCGAGGGGACACCAGCGCATCTGGCCGCCCTTTGTCGGCGGATATCCGGGCGTGCTTTGCGATGGCAGCATCAGCCAGGATGTCAGCTTCGAGGCATTCAACCACTGACTGAGGGTTCAACCCCTCGGGGCCCGTTGGCCAGGAGATGTCTTGGTCGGTGCAAACTTGCTCCGGGCGGTACTCAATCTCCGTCCCGCTTGCATTGTAGACCCAAGCGATAATCTCCCCGCCAGGACCGGGCTTCGGTGCAAGGTGTTCGGGGTGCAAGCGTTCGAGACCGATAGGGGTGCCTTTGAGCGGGTCACCCTTTCGCAGAATGAGAAGGGCCCATCTTCCGGTCAGAATCCGGTCTGCGATGATTTGGCGCCTTGCTTTGCGCCATTGGGGCCCCGTTAGGATGCGCTGGGGAATGGGTGTCGGCTTGATTCGGCGCCCTCTTTCGTCCATCGTCTTCGCGTTCTTTGGGTACGCTTGGATGGGGCACCGGGTCAGGTCTGCAATAATCGCCTGTAAGCAGGCGAGGACCCATGGGTTCGCCCGCATCGATGATAGGGCGTGAACCGGGCTATAGGTTGCCTGGACGTAGGGCACGCCAGAAAATGCCGCATCGACTGGCAACGTGGTGGCCTGGGGGACCGGCTGGGTGAGCCCCATTGCGCGCCCAATGGCACCCCAAGCGCGACCCCAGAAACCCGAACGGATGGCAATAGCAGTGTCCATGCGACCTCTCCAAAACCATAGCACAGGCCCGGCTACTTTGCCGCCTCGGACTCTGCGACTGGTACCATATCCGGGGTGTAACCCTGACGCTTGAACTCCCACACACCATACCGCACGCAATCGTGGGCATGGTCCGGGCCTTTCGTGGCAAAGTCCATTTTGACCGCCTTGTCCCATACCAACCGTTCAAACTCTCGAATGGTTTCGGGGCATGAGTCATGGAATACCAGACCAGGAGGGCCGTTTCTGGCTGGCTTCATCCGGCGAAACAGTTCGTCAAAGGTTCCGCTTCGCGCTTTCATCGCTGTCCCCGTGGGAAGGTCATACGATGAAGCGAATACGCCGCGTTGGTCGCGCCCTTCCGGGTCGGCAACCGCTACTACTGGCACCGGGCGCCCGAAGCCGCTTCCCTGGCATTGGTCGCATTTGTGCAGGTTTTGCGCGATGCGGACCCGCCAGCGCATCCATTCGTCAGATCCAAACTCGGTGGGCTGACAGGAGGGGCAGCCCTCATAGGCCCAAATCATCTGAGCCGCCTCGCTAAGGAGGAGTCCAGCTTTGTAGACCTCGTGGAAAACGTGAACCTGGTCCTGCGAGCTGTCATATGCCATCCAAATCGTCGCAAATGGCGCCCGCGACCCCCAATCCGTCGTGCGGATCCGTGGCCATCCAGCAGGGGGCTCAAAGGCGGGAATGATGTGAGTTTGGCGGCTGAAATCCGGATGTACCGCGCCTTCCATCGGCACAATCTCGCCCCGCATCCGTGCGGCTTGCGATTGAGGGGTCCCTGCCCCGAACGTCCGTCGGATGACTTCAGCCGAGACATGCGGGTTATCCTCGCCGTGCAACCATATGACGTTGGTTCCCTTTGGGGTGGGGAGCCCGTCGTGCAGGAACGCGAGCGACTTCTTGAGATAGGGCGTCCATCCGGTCAATGGCGTGAACGTCTGGAGAAAAAACCCATTGGCGTCGATTAGGCGCGCCTTGATGGACTCTACCGCCTTCTCCAAGGTCGGCTCTTCGTCGCACCACGCCATGTGAATAGCTGCGCCCTCGAACGGGTTATGTCCTGTTTTTTCGCTCGCGCCTTGCTTGAATGCTTTGCACCCAATGTAACCGCCACCGGGGAGCAGGGCTTCCGCCGGATCATCCGCCTCCCATGACCGCCGGTGGGTGCCCTGTGGCAGGTACTTGTCCAGCTTGGGCCGGCAGATTGTGCGGCTTAGCTCGAAGGTCTGTGCGATTGACCACACCCGCCCCGGACCGCGCTGGATTCGGGAGATATCGAGCTTGTTGAGCTTTGACCATGCCTTTACGTCGGAATGGTCGCGACCCAACGCAAAGGCGGTGGCGATCATGGCGCCGACCTCGGTTTTGCCCGTTCGGTTTCCCCCGAGAATGAACGAGATATCGAGGTCCCCCGCCAACATTGCGCGGGCGGTTGCAAGTTGGGAGGTCCGTTGGGTGACCTCGCCACACGTTGGACATCGGTGGGTGAGGCCCTGCAAGTGATTGAGCGGCTGGCCCCGACGTGTGGCGCCCTCCGGGACCCTGGCGTGCGGGTTTGGGTGCGGACAGGTCGGGCATTCGGGGACCCACAGTTCGGCATAGCGCAACGGATGCGCTTTCTTCACTGCCTCGAACGCCTCCAACCGGTCGGAGAACTCTTGCAGCAAATCGCGCAGCTCCCCGGGGATTGGTTGCCCCAGGGCTTCAAACTGCCGGATTTTCGCGCGGATAAGCGCAAGGCCGTCCGCGGGACTGAGTGTCACCGGCTGTCCCCAGACCCTTGAATGGTGCCGGCGATGCGACGGGCCCGGAGTTTCTCCAGGTTCTTCGTCGCGACTTCGCGCATATCGAGCCCAGCGTGCTCCGCAATACGAAACAACTTGCGAGTTCGAGAACCTGTCCGTTCCACCTGCAACCTGCCAAGGCAATACACAACCATGAGGTTTGTCATTCGGCCTATGTCTTCGTTCGCGCTCTCATGTTCCGCGAATAGTCGTGCTACCTCCTGTGGCATCATCCGCTCACACACAATCGCGCAGCGGGTGACATACCACAACAAATCACCAAGCTCCTTGGCGAGTTTGTCGCAATCCAGCCCGCCGCCGTTGTCGCCTCGGGCAACCCGTTTGAAAACCCCGGCCACCTCGCCAACTTCCTCGATAAGGCCGAAGTTCGCCTCATGTTCGGCGCGTAGGTCCTTGAGTTGCAAAACCGCAAAGCTCATGGCTTCGGTGACATAA